AAAAATAAGTGCGCTGCAAAATAGAGCTGCAAGGCAAAATATAACAAGGGAGGAGATAGATAATGCCTACCGGGACAGCCAGGGCAGCAGTCACCGAATATGATGAGATAGAGCATGCACTAGAGGAGATGTCAAAAGTAGTGAATAAAGCATCGCAGGATTGTGGTAAAGCACTGGAGATCTATAACGGCCTGCTGGCTGTTATGAAAAAGAAAACTCCTAAGGAATACGGAGAATATCTACAGAAAAAAAGACAAGGAAAGAGGCGGTACAAGTGAAGAAGATAAATATGAGTAACTACGTAAGCATGGACGTTATAAAAGATATGGTGTTAAAGGATCGGAAAAGAATATTTGACTCAATAAATATGCCAGAGATAGTACCCTGGCTTGAGTCAATAGGATATTTTAATGCGCCAGCATCTGCACAGTATCATGGATCCCATGAGGGCGGTTTGTACGAGCATTCATGGCGTGTGGCTGAATATCTCAGTGAAATATCAAGTGCCCTGGGATACAAGTGGGACAGATGGCAGTCACCTTTTATCATAGGGTTACTGCATGATGTGTGTAAGTGTGACGAATACAAGGCAACAAAAGAAGGGTACGAATGGAACGACGAAACAAGGTATTTGGGGCATGGCGATAAGAGTCTCATAATACTCATGGGGCATGTGGATCTTACGGAGGAAGAAAAAATGTGTATAAGATACCACATGGGAGTGTACACGGATAAAAAGGAATGGAGTTATTATGGTAATGCTGTTCGTGAGTGCTCTGGAGTGCTACTTACTCACATGGCAGATATGCTTGCAAGTCATGTAGACGATATGTAGGAGGTGTGGCAGGTGACAGATGCGGATATCAAGAAAGTGGTAAATGCTACAATCGATTCTATGCTGCGGAAGAATATGCTACGCTATAATGATAACGTTATACTATCCTCGGTTGGGAATATTCTCACAAGATACTACGATAGCGACATGAAGGATATAACAATCAAGGACACTCTTGATAAGCTGAGTGATCATACCTACAGCGATATCCTGGCAATGTATTACAGAGATCATATGACGCTCGAAGTCATAGCCGAAAAATATAATGTTGATGTAAGCACAGTTCGCCGCAACAAGAGAAAGCTTTGTCTTGAGTTTTACAACAAGTATCCAGATATGATTGAGTTGGGATGACAGCCCATGCAGTTGCACTGGTGCAACATTTTACAGAGTCGGTATTATTACCGGCTCTTTTTATATGCCTATGGGCGCACTGGTGTTTTACATGAAAATATCTGAAAATGAGGAAAAGGGGCATGACACCTGACAAGTATCAGGTGCATGTCCACACTATGCGGAGGTGGTTAGATGGACAAGTTACAGGATTACATCAAGCCGGAGCTCCTGGTACTGATACCGGTGCTTTATATCTTAGGTTTGATGTTCAAGAAGACAGAGAAGATCAATGACAAGTATATCCCGGTGATGCTCGGAATTATAGGCATAATGCTCAGTGCAATATATGTGGCAGCAGTCAGCGGCATATGTCTCATGAGCGTGTTTACGGCAATAACGCAGGGAATACTTGTAGCGGGGGCAGCAGTATATGTGAATCAGCTTGTAAAGCAGAATAAGGAGTAGGGATGACAGATACAATCATCGTCGGCCTGCTCAGTCTGGCTGGTACATGTATAGGATCACTTGGCGGACAGAGGATGACAAGCTATCGGATAGAGCAGCTTGAAAAGAAAGTTGATAAGCATAATAACTTTGCAGAGCGCATCCCAGTCCTCGAGGAAAAGATAGAGGTTGCTAACAAGCGAATACACGACCTTGAAAGACATGAGGAGAATAAGAATGAACATGCTTAAGTGCTTATTAACAAATAACGGATGCTATAAAGAGGCGAAGAGAATGACTCCTGTGGGAATCATCATACATTCTACAGGGTGTAACAATCCAAACCTCAGAAGATATGTGCAGCCGGATGATGGCATCATCGGATACAACATATATCAGAACGACTGGAATCATCCTGAGGCCGATGTGTGTGTACATGGATTTGTAGGCAAGACGTTAAAGGGTGACGTTAGATTTGTTCAGACATTGCCCTGGAACTTTCAGTGCTGGGGTTGTAGTAGCGGCTGGAAGGGCAGCTACAACAGAGGATATATACAGATCGAGGTATGTGAGGATGATCTCACAGACGAGAAGTATTTTGAGAGGGCTTTTGCAGTTGCCATGGAAGTCACAAGATATTTGATGAAACAGTACAACATCAGCATTAACAACGTTATATCGCACAAGGAGGCACATGCAAGAGGATATGCCTCAGATCACGTTGACTGTGACCACTGGCTTGCAAAGTTCGGAAAGGATATGAACTGGTTCCGGCAGCAGGTGAAGAAAGGCACATCAACCACGACAAAACCAGCCACGGCTAAACCGGCAGCAAAGCCGACATCATCGTTTAAAGCGTACAAGGTAAAGGTTACGGATCCTGCTCTTAATATCCGTGCCGGTGCCGGGACAAATTACAAGGTGAATGGAATGATTACAGATATGGGCGTGTATACGATCGTCGCCGAAAAAAATGGAAAAGGAGCGAAGAAGTGGGGACAGCTTAAGAGCAAGGCGGGCTGGATATCCCTTGATTATACACGGAAGATTTAAAGGGGTGAGGCCATGGACGAGCCAAAGCTCAAGCCGCAGCTCAAGCTGATGGCCACATACTGGGTGGGAGAATGCGCTGGCAATGCTGAACAGTCCGCTGTCCGCGCCGGCTACTCCAAGAAGTACGCACGAGGCAATGCGTACAAGCTTATAGCAAGAGATGATGTGCAGAAATATATAGCATATCTCAGATACCTGCAGAGTGTTAATCCTGCGTCACCCATCTTGCATATAGCAACCATCAATGAGATTCAGGGATTTTGGACTAATGTAATGCAGTCGAACAAGTTTGATATTAAAGACAGGCTGAGAGCCTCAGAGCTATTAGGCAAGAGCATAGGAGCATTCGATGATACATTCTAAGACATTGGCAGACTTCTATCATTCAAAAGAATGGCAGAAACTTACATACATAATCAGGAACGACAGGCTGGACGATAAGGGACAGAACATCTGTGAGTACTGTCACAAGCCAATCGTGAAAGCCTACGACTGTATCTGCCACCACAAGGTTTACCTCACTGAGGATAACTTTAGGGATGTGTCGATATCTCTGAATCCTGACAACATAATGCTTGTGCATCACAGATGCCATAATGTGATTCACGATAAACTTGCCAGCAGGCGCGCTGTATATCTGGTGTACGGCTCGCCGCTTTCGGGCAAGACCTCATACGTCGATAGTGTTAAGTCTGCTGGTGATCTTATCATAGACATGGACCGCATCTGGTTGTGCGTTTCGGGATGTGAGCCATATGTTAAGCCGGCACGACTTAACGCTGTTGTGTTTGGCATGAGAGATTATCTTCTTGACTGTGTTAAGTACAGGACAGGCAAATGGCAGAATGCGTATATAGTTGGAGGATATCCGCTTATAAGCGAGCGAGACCGCCTGTGCCGTGAGCTTGGAGCCCAGGAAATATTTATAGACACAGGCAAGGATGAATGCTTGTCACGCTTGTATTCAGATGGTAACAGAAATACGGAGTTGTGGCAGAAATATATAAGCGATTGGTGGGAAAAATACTCCCCCCCACCTGAGCTGTGATTGGCCCCCTGATGGGGACTGTTGGGGGGTGGTAATTTTCACCGAAAACCGAAAAATGAGATTTTCGGTTTTGAAAATGCATGAAGATAGCAGAAAGGAGAGCAAAAGTGGCTGTATATGGTTTTGATGAGGCTTTAAACAAGGTGGAGGTACTCACGGAGAAGGATTTTGGAGATGACTCAGCGTATGGCTGTGTGGTGCCTTGTAAACCTCACAACATTCGAATAATAAAAACATCCCTTTCGGTTGCAAAAGGAATTGAGCCAGGGAAAACGGGAACCGCAAACGCTATAGGGATTGGCAAGATAGGAGAATTATTTGTCAACCCTCTTTCAGTAACGGTACTTGTATCAGGAAAGTGTAATACACCGGATTTAGAAGCAGCATCGGTCAATTTTTGCTCGGGTGTAACGATGGATATAAGTGGCAAGTATAGTGTCACTGCATATGCTTACAATGCTGGATCAGCAAAAACAACTATATCTCATGACTGCGATGTTTTGATAGTAGGGGAATGTGATTAATTTGGGTAGAAAAGAAGAGTTGATAAAACTGACAGGTAATAGCAGTGAGCTCATGGAACAGCTTGTTGATGAGATATTGTACATGGAAACTCAGCTTAAATATTACAGATCGTTGCCACAGATTCGGGTCGATAAGGAACGACCTGAGAGACAGCGCGCGACTCCAGCGGCGAAGCTCTATAAGGAGACAATGCAGCAGTATACAAACTGCATCAAGATCATAGCAAAATGTGCTGGATTTGATGCTGACGATGAAGAGTCGCCTCTTAGAGCGTGGGCGAGGAAGTTCCTTGATAAATGCTGATACAGAATAAAACGATATGGACACCGGACAATAGTAATATGCTTCGGTACAAAGAACTTTGTGAGATTGGAACATACATCATCGGCGAGGATCTGAAGACACAGCTTGTGAATCTGTCTGAAGACCTGAAGACTGGTGAGTACATATATGATACAGAAGCTGCTCTACTTAGAATAAATTTCATGGAGCATTGCGTCAGACTTACTAAATCACCATTTTATAACCAGCCAATGATCCTGATGGACTGGCAGAAGGCACTCATCGAAGCTGCATACAGCTTTAAAATGCCTGATACCGGTTTTGATCGGTTTAAGCGAGTACTGCTTGAGATAGCAAGAAAAAACGGCAAAACAGAGACATGTGCAGGCCTGGCATTTGCGGAACTTATAGTTGGAAATCCCGGATCAGATATAGTCGCATCCTCAAACGATGATGCCCAGGCAAATATTACATATAATGCCGTGGACGTTATGAGGCTGCTTGTCGATCCTAAGAGCCAGGACACCTGGAAAAATCAGTTTGGAATATCTAATCTGAACAATGGATCAAAGATGACCAAGCTCACGGACCGGACAAGGAATAAAGAGGGCCGAAACATTGATTTTGCTGTGGTCGATGAAGTCCATGAGATGAAACAGAATGTCATTGTGAAGTCAATAGAACAGTCCCAGAGTATTAAGGATAATCCAAAACTATGGTTGATCACGACTGATGGGTTTGTATTTGAGGGATTCCTTGATGATGAGCTGAAGAAAGCTCATGCAGCTATATACCGTGAAGATGATTCGATGGCAAGCAAGCGAAGACTTGACTGGCTATACACACAGGATTCGGAAATGGAGATCTGGACAAATCCAAAGAGCTGGTACAAGTCGAACCCTACCCTTGGAGTAGTAAAAAAACTTGAATATCTTGAGGAACAGGTTGAACTTGCAAAGATGTCAAAGGCAGACCGTATATTCGTGCTGTCGAAGGATTTTAACATCAAGCAGAACGGTACAGAGAGCTGGCTCAATATTGAGGACTATACATATAAGGCGGTATATGACATTGAAGATATGCGAGGAGCTATTGCCCTTGGAATGGTCGATCTTGCGGAGACAACAGATCTGTGCTGTGCGAAGGTGCTCATGATGAGACCAGGTGACGATACAAAGTATATATATACAAAGTATTTCATCCCACGTCAAAAGCTGGATGTCGATAAGGATGATCATAATGCGGGTGCCCGTTATAAAGAGTGGGCGGACGCCGGATATATTGCAGTCTGCCCTGATAACGAGATAGATCTTGCAGTGGTAGCGGATTGGTTCTATCAGTTGTACAAGGACTATAAGATCAGAATCATATATTGCGGTTACGATCAGCGGTTTTCCAAAGACTGGATAGAGAGAATGTCCATGTATGGCTGGACAAGAGAAGGCAAAGAGCTTGAGATGGTGCTGCAGAATGCGGCGACACTGAACAATGCACTGAGACTTGTCGAGGCTGACCTGAAGAGCCGTCTGATCAACTATAACGAGAATCCTGTAGATAGATGGAACTTCAAAAACTCATGCCTGAAGATGGATGATAAGCGTCAGGCAATGTGTATCAAGACAAACGATGAAAATAAGATAGATGGCTCGGTAACACTCATAGGTGTATATGAGATGTTTCGCCGGCATAAGAGTGAATTCCTGTCAAGGGTGAATAAGAAAGGTAAGTAGAATGGGCTGGTTTAATAACCTGATTAGAAAGAAAAAAACAAATACATATCTTGCAGATATGCTGAATGGATATGCACCTATATATAGCCAGTTTGGACAGGATATATACGCAAGTGATGTAGTACAGCAGGCTGTGAGCTGCATCGTCCAGGAATGCATTAAACTGATTCCCAAGCACATAAAGACCAAGGGATCAGATATCATCCCGGTAAACAGTGACATACAGCGATTGTTAAGGCAGCCAAACGAATTGATGACTACTGCGGATTTCATAGAAAAATTTATGTGGAATCTGATGCTGAATTATAACAGTTGGATAATCCCGACATTCTACACCTGGAAGGATGCGAACGGAAAGGAGCAGAGGAAGTACACCGGTTTATATCCGGTGCTTCCGACCAGTGTTGAATGGCAGCAGGACAAGGACAACACCCTGTATGTCAAGCTTGGATTTGCAAATGGCTATGAAATGACATTGCCATACAGTGAAGTGATACATATCAGATATAGATATAGTGTCAATGAACTCATGGGCGGAAATGAAGCTGGTCAACCGGATAATCAAAGCTTGCTGAAGACTCTGCAGATCAATCAGGACCTTCTTGAAAGTGTGAGCAGGGCAGCCAAGAGAGGGATGAACATAACAGGAATAGTTAAGTTCAACACATACATGGATGATGACAATGCGACAGAGACGGCGCTGAAGAATTTTGAGAAGAAGATCAATCAGAGTTTGAGCGGATTTCTTCCTCTCGATCTGAAGACAGAATATACGCCTATTACCCCGGACATTAAGCTCATTGATCCAGATACCTTGAAATTTGTCGACGAGAAGATCCTGAGAAATTATGGCACATCTATCCCGATCCTTACAGGTGATTATACAAAGGCTCAGTATGAGGCTTTTTTTCAGAAAGCTATAGAACCTATTGTTGTAAAAGTAGGGCAGGCGTTCACTAAAACCATTTTCACTCCTGGGGAGAAAGCAAGAGGCCATGAGATCCGGTTCTATACAAAAACTCTTGAGTTCATGACGACTGACCAGGTGATCGAGATGGTGCGGATATTGGGTGATTCGGGCGACCTTTACGCAAATGAAAAGAGAAATGCATTTGGCTTTGAACCACTTGCAGAGCTCGAAGGTAAGAGAATGCAGTCGCTTAATTATATTGACGTCAACAAGGCGTGGATATATCAGCAGAAGAAACTTGGAGGGCAGAACGATGAGAAAAAGTGATACAGAAAAAATGACTGTAACAAGGGCATATGATTTTGAAGTCAGGGCTAAACACGATGACGAGCACGGATATTATCTGGAAGGTCGTCCGATCATATATGGCAGCAGAACAGACCTTGGCTACTTTGATGAGATCATAGAACCTGGTGCGTTGGATGGGGCTGATCTTAGAGACGTCAGATTTCTTGTGAATCACAACACGAACATGATCCCTTTGGCCAGGTCGAGGCGGAATAACAAGAATTCGACAATGCAGATGAGTGTTGACGATAAAGGAATGCACATCAGGGTTAATCTCGATGCGGAGAGAAATACTGATGCAGCAAATCTGTACAGTGCAGTTGAGAGAGGAGACATAAGCGGCATGTCGTTTATGTTTACCATAGATGATGAGGAGTGGGAGGATCTTGAAAGTGACCATCCCCTCAGACACATCAGGAAGGTGAGCAGTGTGTATGAAGTATCTGCGGTAACCTTCCCAGCGTACGAGGCTACCGAAATCTCGGCAAGAGCGAAGGAAACACTGGATAGTGTCAAATCCACGCTGGACAGCGTGAGGGCTAAGTCGGAGGAGTCCGACACGGATTTGAAGCTTGCACTGCTGAAAGCAGAGATTCTTTACAAATAAGGAGGCAAAGAAAAGATGAAGAAAGAATTAAGGATTTACTTACAAAAGACTATTGATGCGAAGAACAAGAGAGCCACAGAACTCAAGGATCGCATCAAGACAGCTACTACAGCTGATGAAGTCCGTAGCCTTGGAGATACTTTAGATGAAGTACTTACAGAGCTTGAGGATGCAAAGGCACAGCTTGCAGAGCTTGATGACGAAGGAGACGATGGTAACTCTGGAGATGACGGCGACAATTCTAGAGCACAGGTGCCTGCTAATGCTGAATTCCGTGGGGGCACACCATTTGCCGCATTTGCAACTAATAAGAGATCTGATGATAATGTAGATCGCCATGATACCCCAGAGTATCGTCATGCGTTCATGGAATATGTGTGTAGGGGTGTAGAAATCCCACATGAACTCAGAGCTGATGCGGTGACAGGCGTGGCAGATGTCAGCGCAGTGATACCAACATCACTCATGCACGAGATCATTACGAAGATGGATACCTATGGAAACGTATACAAGATCATCCGTAAGCTGAATGTTCAGGGAGGCATTGCGATACCTGTTCTTTCTCTTAAGCCAGAGGCTACGTGGGTTGGAGAAGGAAAGTCTGATTCACAGAAGATCAAGGCTGATGAGAAGATTACATTCTCATACCATGGCATAGAGTGTAAGATCGCTCAGACGCTGCTTGCTAACGTAGTTACACTGGAGGCATTTCAGGCGCTGTTCGTACCACTTGCTACAGAGGCTATAGTTAAGGCTATAGAGATATCAGTCTTTAAGGGTAACGGAACATCAAAGCCTCTTGGAATCCTTACAGATACTAGGATTCCAAAGGCAAATATTATAACAATGACACCATCAGAATTCGCATCCTGGGAAGGTTGGCATAAAAAGGTTAAGGCAAAGATGAAGAAAGCATATAGGAATGGTGCGTTCTTCATGAATCAGTCAACCTTTGACGGATATATAGACGGCATGGTTGATAAGAACGGACAGCCTATCGGAAGGACTAACTACGGCATTAATGGCGAGGAATCATACCGCTTCCTGGGAAAGGATGTTGAGACTGTCGAGGATGATCTCATATCATCGTGGGATGATGCGGCTAAGGGTGATGTTGTTGCAGTATTTTTCAAGGGAACAGACTATGTAATCAACACAAACATGCAGATGACCACAGTCAAGTGGGTTGATCATGACACCAACGAAATTAAGAACAAGTGTATCATGATTGTTGATGGAAAGCTCACTGATCCGAATGGTGTACTTATCATCAAGAAGGGCGAGGAGCCGGCATCATCAACAGAGCCAACAGAGAATAAGGGAGAGTAAAGAGTAGCAATGACCAGAGAAGACCAGCTTACCGCTTGTAAAGAATCAATGAATATAACAGGTTCATATCAAGACGCCCGCATAGGCAGACTCCTTGATGAAGTCAAGCAGATGCTGGTTGACGCTGGTGCGTCGGAGGAACTTGTTAATTCGGATGAGGCGATAGGAACAATATGCTGCGCTGTTGATGATCTGTTTAACTATAAAAAACTGAGTGAATATACGCATATGCGTATAGTGAATCTTGGCTGTAGAAAGACATGCAGAAAGGCGGAGACATGAAAGCATATACACCAAATCTGCCGTATGCCGTGCCGGCAGAACTTATGACAGCATCATATGAGAAAGTAAAAGGAACTAACAAGAAGATATTCACAAAAGCTGATGATCTCTATATCAGCTTTAAAACTTTTGGCGGCACCGAGACACAGGACAATGGAGTTATTGCTGTAGAGGATACGGCCACGGTAGAAACATGGTACAGGCCCGACATTACATCTGCATCAAGGATAAGGGTATATGGCAAGGATTATGAAGTCCTTGGCACACCTGAAAATATCAACATGGCGAATACTTACATAAAGGTCAAGGTTAAGGCTGTGAAAGGCGGTGCGTGATGGCAAAGAGCAGAAACCGGATAGGTCTTGAGTTTGAAGGCTTTGAGGATATAGTGGCCCAGCTTGACAGTCTTGAAGGCGATGTTAAGAAGGCCACGGAGGGAAGTCTCAAGGTGGCTAATCAGATAGTAGCTGAAAGGCTTACACCCATCATGGAAAAACATAAGCAGACCGGTAGAACCATTGGCTCGATCCGTGATAATTATCCGATTGAATGGGAGGGGTTAACAGCTTCAACTAAGGTAGGATTTGATTTTGTGGAAGGCGGGCTTGCATCAATATTTTTGATGTATGGTACACCGACGATGCGCCCGGTGCTGGGCCTAAAAAATGCTGTGTATGGCAGAAAAACAAAGAATATGATAGCTGAGGAGCAGAAAAAAATCTTTTCAGAAGCCATACATAAGAGAATGGAAGGCTGATACATGGAAGATACATTGATAAGCATTCTCGGAAGCATGGGGTATGAGTCATACAGGCAGGGAAGCTTCACTGATGGTGATGATTATCCGGAGCATTTTTTCACATTCTGGAATAATTCGTCAGAAGAGTCAGGCTATTATGACAACACGGCAACGAAGGAAGTACAGGACTTTGATGTAAATTTTTACTCGGTTGACCCTGAAATAACCTACTCAGTCCTGCGTGAAGCGAAGAGAAAACTTAAAGAAAAGGGTTTTATAATTTATGACTCCGGGCATGATGTGGGCAGTGACAGGCCGACACACACAGGAAGAGGTATCGGAGTCTTATACATGGAGGATTAAGCAATGAACGATAAGGTAATAGAATTCCGTGGCGTTGACATGCTCTGCATAGCGGAGGTTAAGTGTGACGACAACAGCACAGAGGCGGAACATGGATATGTGACAGGTGACTGGGAGCCGCTTGCTCCGGTGGCAGAAGTCAGCAAGACGGTGGAGACGAGCTCCGAGTCAAAGTATTATGACAATCAGCCTATGCTTGTCATCAGCTCTGAGGGGCCTGATACGATCACTTTGACTACTTCAGTTCCTGAGCTTGATATGTATGCAAAGATTACAGGTAAGTCCTTTGACAAGGGGTCAGGGATGCTTGTAGAAGGTGATAGAGATACCACATATTATGCGCTTGGCTACAGGACAAAGGGTACAGATGGTAAGTATAGGTATGTAGTAAGACATAAAGGCACATTTGCAATCCCTGACGAGACATCCCAGACAGAGGACAATGGCACTACGTCAAATAATCAGTCACTTACATTTACCGCAATTAGGACGAAACATAGGTTTGACCATGGAAAGCTTGAGGATGGTAAGTGGAAGAAGTGCTCTGTCAAGGGAATAGTTATCGATGACCGGTACAAGGATGTTGACGAGGATGAGTTCTTCAAGAAAGTACATACCCCGGACAGTTGGATTGAGGCTTCTCAGGCGACAGCAGATCAGACGGATTCACATCAGTAAGTCATATTAACAAACGGCGTGGAGGGGTACACTCTTCACGCTTATTGATACAAGGAGGACAAGATGGATATAACCATTAAAGTGTATGAGAAAGATAAAAAAACGGTAAAGAAGGAGTGTAAAGCAGATACTATTGATCTGGAGTTTGGCACTGTCAGGAGACTCATGGCTCTGCTTGATTACAAGAATCTCGATAATGCCACGCTGCTCTCAATAATATTTGAAGAATGGAATGATCTTGTATCGATCCTTTCTGAAGCATTTCCAGGCATGAAAAATGACGACTGGGATCATGTCAAGATGAAGGAGCTCCTTGCAGTTATTAAGAATATAGCTGTAGTTGCTATAAAGGATATGCTCAGTATCCCGACAGACCCAAAAAACTAGATGAGGGGGAAGATATCCCCCTTGATGAGACACTTTTTTTGATCATAAATAATTTGTGCGTATTATATCCAGGGCTTAATCCGCTGACGCTCACTAAAACATCATATCACGATGTACTTGTGATGTATGCAGACGTGAGGCGGATGCAGATCCGGGAGGCACAGACAAAGGACAAGCCGAGACGACGCAGAGCGAGTGATGATGCAGGCTGGTGGTAATGCAATGATTGGCGAAGAAGACAGACGAAGCGACAACTAAATTTAAAGTAGACATCAGTGATCTGACTAAAAATATCACGGCAGCAAAGAAGCAGATGGCTCTGGCATCTGCAGAATTCAAGAACTCTACAGCGGGACTGGACAACTGGTCTAAAAGTGCTGATGGGGTGAGCAGTAAGCTGACCCAGCTCGGCAAGAATCTGCAGTCACAGAGAAGTATATTAACGGACTATCGTAAGCAGTATGAGCTCACTAAAAATCAGTACGGAGAGAACTCAAAGGCTGCAGTCGATCTCAAGATCAAGATCGAGAATCAGGAAGCAGCGATTAAGACTACTGAAAAAAGTATTGATAAGTACAATAATGTGCTTGCCGAGCTTACGCAGGAGCAGAACAAGACTGTATCTGCAACAGATCATCTCTCAGATACAATCAACGCTCAGGAGAAGAGCCTTACTGATATCAAGAAAGAATATGCATCTGTAGTATTGACACAGGGTAAGAATTCGGAAGCGGCAAAGAATCTTGCAAAGCAGATAGATGATCTGTCAACAGATCTGTCAGACAACAAGAAAGCATTAAAAGATGCTAATGATGCGGCAGACGCACTCGACAACAGTTATGATGATCTTGAAGATGGTGCCAGAGATGCAGGAGCAGCGGCAGAGGAATCCAGCGAAGGATTCACTGTGATGAAAGGTGTGTTGGCAAATCTTGTTGCTGAAGGAATTCGCAAGGCGCTTGACGGACTTAAGGATCTTGCTGCAGATGCACTTGAGACCGGAAGAACTTTTGAATCTTCTATGAGCGAAGTCCAGGCTATATCCGGGGCAACAGGTGAAGACCTGAAACTCCTGTCGGACACAGCAAAAGAATTTGGAGCATCTACGGTATTTAGCGCAAGCGAGTCAGCGGACGCATTAAAGTACATGGCTCTCGCCGGCTGGGATGCACACCAGAGTACAGATGCACTGGGAGGTGTACTTAACCTTGCGGCGGCATCAGGCATGGATTTGGCCAAGGCATCTGACATGGTGACGGACTACCTGTCTGCATTTGGTATGCAGGCAAAAGACAGTGCGTATTTTGCCGACCTGCTTGCTTATTCGCAGAGTAATTCAAATACATCAGCCGAACAGCTTGGCGAAGCCTATAAGAATTGTGCTGCCAATCTCAATGCTGCCGGACAGGACATTGAGACAACTACAAGCCTTCTTGCAATGATGGCAAATCAGGGACTTAAGGGCTCCGAAGGTGGAACAGCTCTTACAGCAGTCATGCGGGATATGACTGCTAAAATGAAAGATGGAGCTATTGCCATCGGTGATACAAATGTCCAGGTCATGGACGCTGAGGGAAACTACAGAGATCTTACTGATATTTTGAAAGACGTCGAGAAAGCCACGGATGGCATGGGTGATGCTCAGAAGGCCACAGCTCTTGCGTCAACGTTTACCTCAGATTCAATTAAGGGCCTGAACCTTATCCTTAATGCAGGGGTAAGCAATGCAGAAGACTTCGAGAAGCAACTGAGAAAATGCAGCGGCTCCGCTGAGAACATGGCAAATGTCATGAATGACAACCTTGAAGGCGACCTGAAGGCTCTGAACAGTGCTTACGAAGATCTTGGTATTACTATATATGAATCTGCTACAGGCTCAATGCGAGAGTTTGTGAAGGAAGTTACTAATGATCTTATGCCAGCCATCAAAGATTCTATTACTGGTGTGGAAGGCGCGGACGAAGCGCTTGGAGAGGCTGTCAGCAATCTGATACTTATGGCACTTGACGAAGTAACATCAATGCTGCCAAGGGCTGCAAATCTCGGTATATCCATTGCAGGCAGTCTTATACAAGGAGTGCTTGATTCCTTACCTGATATAGCAGATGCGGCAATAGACATGGCATCCGAGATATTATCCGGACTGTCAAAACAGCTTCCGAAAATAGCAACCAAGGCAGCAGATGTGGTGCCTCAGATCATTACTGCTATCCTGGCCAAGCTGCCTGACCTCATAGCTGCAGGCATAACGCTTGTGCAAGGGCTGGTGTCAGCTCTTCCTCAGATCATAGATTCACTGGTCGCTGCGACTCCTCAGATTATCCAGGCGCTGATAGACGGGCTTTTATCTGGCTATCAGGCTTTGACCGATGGGGCTATATCCCTCTTAATGGCGATAGTTTCGGCGGTGCCTCAGATCATAGATTCGCTGGTCGCTGCGCTGCCTCAGATCATAGATTCAGTGATATCTGGACTTCTTGGCGCTATACCACAGCTCCTGGAGGCTTGCATATCGTTCTGGATGGCCATCATAGATGCGCTGCCTCAGATCACAGTTGCCATCATAGATGCGCTGCCTCAGATCATAACGACCATCATAGAGGTGCTGATCGAGAACATACCTTTGCTCTTAGACTGTGCGGTCGAACTGTTCATGACACTTGTCCAGGCCATTCCACAGATCATATTAGAGCTTAGAAAGTCTGTCCCTCAGATAATAGCATCTATCATGCAGTCCCTTGCTAAATTAGGACCAAGATTGGCCACATTTGGCGGGGAGATACTTGCAAAAGTAATAGCTTGGTTTGGCAACATGGTTGCTAAGGCTGCTGAGTATGGACTGAAATTTGTCAATGAACTTGCTGAAAAAATAGAAAGCATCCCAGACCAACTCAGGGGTATATTCGATAAGGGAATACAAAAGGTTGTTGAATTTGGCGGAAACCTCAAGGAGAAGGCCAAGGATGCAGGAAGAAAATTTGTTGATACTATAAAGGATGCGATAAAGGGGCTGCCTGACGATATCAAGGACATTGGAGGGCATTTCATCGAAGGCTTTTGGGATGGAATAACAGACAAATTTGGCTGGCTGACAGATAAGCTTGAAGGATTTGCCGATGGCGTCATGGACAAACTCAAGAACTTCTTTGGCATACATTCACCATCGAGAAGAGCCAGAGACGAAATTGGAAAATTCCTTGATCTTGGTGTGGCGGATGGTGTGGATCTGTACAAGCATAAAGTGTATGAATCTTTGAGGCGAATAGTTGACGAGGCAAAGAGTGTCACAGATGAAGGCTTTAACCTTGACGATGTAAAGAAACATATGCCGAGACCAAAGTCAGGAGGTGGAGGAGAAGGTGGATCAACCACGAATAATACCACTACATACAACTTTGTGCAGAACAATACCTCACCAAAACCACTGAACCGCCTTGAAATATACAGACAAACAAAGAATCTTATCGATCCAAAAAAGCCGGAGGTGTCATAGATGTATCAGATTGCTATACAGAATGCGACAGGTGACAGGTTAGAGCTGACGGAGAATAAGGACTATATAGTTACCGCATCGGGATTGTCTCCGGAAAATGCAAACATTGTCACTGCAACAGTGGCAAATATGCCCGGTGCAAAGTACATAAGTTCGAAAAAGCAAAAGAGAAATATAGTCCTTATGATATATCCACAGCGTGATATAGAGACAAGCAGAATCAATCTGTATAAGTACATATCTACAGGTGCATGGATCAGGGTGTTCTTTAAGAATGGTACAAGAAATGTATATATAGATGGATATGTGGAATCATTTGAAACAGATCTATTTGCCCGGACACAGGTAGCGCAGGTTAGTATCCTGTGTCCGGCTCCAGCGTTCATTGATGCGCAGGAGATGACAGTTGTCAATTCTGTTTCCACACCCAAATTTTCGTTCCCATTCTATACACTGATCGCATCAAATCTCGTGCCAGGAGGAGCGGGGCTTGATGACATCAGATGTGAACTTATAAATATGACAGATACGACATTGATACTTAATTCAGACAAACTCGAAGAGAGTACATTAGGGTAAGTTGCACCGGTGCAACTGAAAATGGAGGTATGACTATGTACAAGAAGCAGAACTTTCAGCCTGGGGAAGTGCTATCGGCTGCGCAGATGGACCACATAGAAAATGGACTTGTTGAGATAGAAAAAAATGTTATTGAGACACTTGAAGATGTAAAAAAACATGGCAGTGATGTCAAAGAAAGGCTTGCGGACGTCATCACTGAGAAGGGAGTGCCGACCGCAAGCAATGAATCTTTTGATGATATGATTGCTAATGCAAAAAAAATTAGTACAGGAGCGTATGGGATGATTATTAATACATCTTTATATACAAAACCATATGGGTATGTATGCGGCATATATGGATTATTGCCAACAGAAACGGAGGTTAGTTGATGGGATATACTGTACAAAGAATAAGACTGGGAAAAAAAGAGGCGGATTCAACGTTTTACAATGCGGACGTGAATGACGTAAAAATGCAGGAGATTGCGGCAGCCCTTGGCATGAAACTAAATATTGTAGAGTCTAACACTACGTGGATATTATACATGGGAGACGATGAACACAATACAACAGGTTTTAGATTCCGCTTTTCCCCACCTACCTTATATATGGAGACTGTGATTCAAGGGGCTACTCCGTCCACATCTGGATATTATTATTCGTATAGCATGGGTTTGACTAGATCAGCCAATAGTGGTGCGGCTAATGCATTTTTGCATTTTGTATCATGCAAAGAAGGAGTGGTATTCGGAATTGGAAGTTTCGGCGAGGCGGCTAATATTACTGATCTGTTGCACATCGTATTGCCTGCAAAAGATTTAAGAACTGACACAGATAGAGTGGCTTATATATCATTCACTTCTGCAAGATATATCATTTATTCTGATGTGGATGAGGCATCTCATTATGCTCAGGCATGGAGTCAAGATAGCAACATACATGACGTGGTAAGTCTTGCTCAATATGTGTATCCTGCAGGGTATCTCGCTATTCCATCAGCATATTATCTAATGGCTGGGCCAGATGTTGCATCAGGTGCTTCTGGTGAAAGTTTTGTTATAAACAATCAAGAATATTTTATTCCAGGTAATACATCATCAATGTGGCGAATAGCAATAGAGCTACCAAATTCAGAACAGTAATAAAATCAAGAATTGAGAGGGAAAATGAACAAAAAATACACTTGCATGAAGGAAAATCCCCTTGGTGAGATTGATACAATGTGCGAAATATCACTCTCTTCAGATGCTGTATTAAGAATATATGATGTAATAAAGGTAAAAGGATCATATGTAATGTGTGGCTGGGTCTGGTCAGATACGGATAAATTTACGTCTGTAACGGTGGGTCAGTTTATAAAAAAGATAGAGCTCCGGAAAGGCTGGAACAAAGTGAAACTTGCTTTTGATGCAAGTAATAGGTGTTCGGTTAATATTGGCCTCACGAGCGGCACATACAGGATATATCATCTTGTAGTAAGCGCTGGAGACATAGTGTGCGATTATGATAATGCATCTTTGACAAAGTATATTGTATTTGGAATATATGATCAAAATATGGAGGCATCTATATATAACGAGTCAGATGATGAGATAGGCTTTATATGCAGAATGCAGTTCGATGCTACTGTAGTCGACCCTAAAATATATATGATAGAGACAGGTGAATATATCGAAATTAAAGGAAGCTATAACAAAGGCGAGGTCATTGAGATAGATTCACACACGGGGCGTAAGTCGATCAAAGGAATATATCATAATAAAACACGAAATCTTATCAATAAGATGACGGCGTCATCAAGCTGGTTAAGCCTGCGCCCTGGAATTAATCATGTTGGCCAGACTGCAAATGCGGGGCGTGAGCATATTTGTACTAATATAATCTATACGAACGAATATGAAGGAGTATAAATGGACATATACGTATTAAATCAGGACAACGAGAGGCTTGATATAATAGACACGTACCAGAGTGCAATATGGCACTTGAAATATTATGATGCGGGTGAGTTTGAGCTCTATATAGCTGCGGATGATTATATGATACAACTACTCAGAAAAGGGAATAGACTTGTGAGGGATGTAGATATATCTGCAGATGGATCTTTGCATCATGTAATGCTCGTCCAGAAAGTTAACCTCTCTACAGATGATGAGGATGGTGATTACCTTATTGTTACCGGCTATGACCTGAAGTCTATAATCGGCCAAAGAATTATATGGAATCAGACTGTACTTTCTGGAACAGTTGATAACGGTATTAAAAAGCTGCTGAATGAGAATGTAATTTCTCCAGCGGACTCTGATCGAAAGATATCCAACTTCAGACTTGATTTTAAAGATGTATGTAATGATGTGTTGCAGCAACAGCTCACTGGTGACAATTTGCTTACCGCAGTCACGACTATTTTAACCGAATATAACACGGGCTGGGATATATACATAGATTCACAGGGGTATTACACAATGACCTTATACAAAGGCAAGGATAGATCTATAGAGCAGGACGATATCCCACATGTCGTGTTCAGCGCTAAGAACGAAAATATCATTGATGATACGTATTCGATTGATTATACAAAGTATACAAATGTTGTACTTGTAGCGGGAGAGGGAGAAGGTACAGCACGTCGGCGGGCTGTGTCAGGAAAGGCTAAAGGGCTGGACCGGTACGAAACGTATAAGGATGCAAGGGATGTGTCATCAAACAACGGAGACGTATCGGATTCAGAGTATCAGAATATGCTGCAAGCTGCCGGCGCAAAGCTGATTGCAGAATCAGGATTTGTAGAGAAATATGAAGGAAGCATAGAGACCGGTAGCATATATGAATATGGCAGTGATTATGGGTTAGGAGACGTAGTTACTGTAATAAACAAGTATGGCATATCAGCAAATCCAAGAATAACAGAGGTGATAGAAAGTGTAAGCGATGACGGAGTAACTATAGTACCTACATTGAGCACATGGATAGGAGATTAGGACAGGATGATAAAATACGGATTTTTTGATGCGGTGATAGCAGACAACGGACAGCCAGACAGGATATATTCAAGTGACGATGTTAACAGCTTCTTTGATGGGGTATTATCCGAAGGTGTATTTGAAAGATATGGCAACGCTTTCAGAGCAACACAAAATACAGATGCAAATATGCAGATTATCATTGAGTCAGGCAAAGCCATTGTGGCTGGACACTGGATCAAGTCTGATGCATTTGAATACTTGAACATATCTGCAGCGCATCCGGTTAAGAATAGATATACAAGAGTGGTTATCAGATATGATCGCACAGCAAGATCAATAGAACTTGCTGCAATTGATGGCGAACCGGATGAGTCGCCAGAGCCACCTGAAGCAACGCAGACAACAGACATATATGATCTTGTAATTGCAGATGTATTGGTTAAGGCTGGCACAGACGGCATCACAGATGACGATATTATCGATAGACGATCGTATGTGACATTTATTCCTGCGGCGGCAAAAGTGAACTATAGGCGATACAAGTATAATCATACATCTAAGGTGACAGAGATACCTGTACCAGATCACTATGGATACACCTTTGACACTAATTTGCAGATATACATTAACGGTGTACTTGCAGATGTAGATGATTACACTATCGAACTTACAGAAGACACTGATAGCGGATATAAGATAGTGTTTAACAACACCCTGAATGCCGATACGAGAATAGAGGTCGTGATGATATCGTAG